GACAGGATTGAGTAGATACCACCCAGACCATCCTCAAGTTCACTAGCCATGAACCGGATCTCTTCGGCAGTCACACGGTCTCCACTGCGTTGCACAGCAGAGTTCAGCATGAATGCATAACTCAGGCGCTCAGTGATACCGTTGATGGTGTCGTGGGCTACACGGAAGTCGTTGAACTTCTGGAGTTGCAGGACATTAACGTCTTGGACATTGCCATCGACGAATGCACCGTTCTCACTAGAAGCTAGGTCAGCCTTGTCCGTAGTGCCGTTGGGGTTCACTAGGAACACCAGCTTGGCAGCGGCTGCGGAGCCTTCAACGATTGCCTGTGTCAAACCTTCGAGTGACTTCAGGTCACCTAAGTATTCTTCAACATAGCCACGACCGTAGTCTTCACCGTCGATCTTAGAGAACCGCACAGGAACCCATGGGGACTTATCGATTGGATAGTCGCCATCAGATCCGGGGACTCTGAGACCTTTGACCTCTTGGTACACACGCCACTTTTTACCGTCGCGCCATACGTGAGTGAACATCTCAATGCTCTTGTCTACGGTTGTACTGTCATCACCTTCGCCAAGCACTGCTGCCCTCATCTCCTCAGGAATCGTTAGGGGACTAACGTTCTCTTTGACGATGATGTCCAGCACATTACCCATTGGGTCACGTCTGGTTACAAAGCGGTCTAGGTGGAATACACGTACACCACCTTCAGTGGGCAGGTACATCAGTACGTTGCCTGAGACCAAGAGATGCTTGAGAGCCTCGAAGCCGCCGACACGTAATGCCGAACCTTCGATCTCTGCCATGACTGATCGCTCAATCTTATTCAGACCTTCTTCAACCTTGGCTCTCATGCCTTCTTGCTGTGTCAATTTTTCGAGTGTGAAGTCGTCGATTGCCAGACGGAAGAACGGAGTGTTCGGTGGGAAGAGCGCCAACAGGAGCTTGGATGCAAGGTTGTTTACACCCCTCGCACCAATGCCCTGCCATGGGGTCGTTAGTTTAGATGTGCCTGTGTGACCACTACGTGGGATCAGTGCAGGGATCGTCAACAACGAACACTCTCTAGCTCGGTCTAAGAAAGGTTGGCGGCTGGATTCTAGCTGTCCATAAATGGAAGCGCATGTTTTGTTGTTTTCCAATCCCTGCCCCTATTAACCGCGAGGGATGTTTAAGCCAGTAGCGCCACCTAAGCCGCCCATGGCAACTTGGGTACGATCAATACGCAAACCCTTTGTACCCAACTTTCCTGACTCTGATAAACCACCGTTCTTGTTAGCTTCATTAACTGAAGTCTGCAAGATTGGTGGTGGAGCCGCTGGTGCTGGGGTGGGGGTAGGTGCTTGAGCCGCTGGTGCTTTTGGCGTGGAACCAATACACATATTAATTACTCCATTATGTTTTTGTTTTGTTGGTCATACGCTGTACGCAATAACCTAACGACCGACAACTGTCCCTGCATAAATCGGATCTCTTCAAGAGTCAGATATGTCGCGGGACACTTGTCAGGGAAATTAGTTTCTAGTACCTCAAGGAGTGCTTGAGGGACTGGAGGGATAACCTTAGTTTTAGCCATGATGCCTCCTAATGTGCAACCTAAATACCTACCGCATCGAACGCCCGTACCCACATGCCACAGATACCTGAACGCACGATGTCGTCTGAAGTAAATTCAATGTGAGGCACATCCATTCGTTGGTGGTAAGCCATGTCGATGATTGTCTTTAGACCTGAAGTTGTCTTCAGATCTGTCTGGCGAACGTCACCGTTGATAACGATGCGAGTGCCGTCTCCGATACGTGTCAAGAACATCTTCATCTCGCTGGGAGTTGTGTTCTGACCTTCGTCTAGGATCACGAATGAGTCATCGAATGTGCGACCACGCATGACCTCAAATGGGACGATCTCAATGTTGCGACGCTTCACAGCTATCTCGTATGCAGCGGTTCCCAAATGCTTGGTGATCACGTCGGTAAACGGGATAACCCAAGGAGCCATCTTCTCTTCCATCGTTCCCGGAAAGAAGCCCAGTGAGCGACCTGAGGCAACGTTAGGACGTGTGAGGATGATCTTCTTGATCTTGTTCTCTAGGAACATCTTTGCTGCCCATGAGGCTGCAATGTATGTCTTACCTGTACCAGCACTGCCGGTAACAATTACTTGCTCTGAATCTTCCAGCGCTTCGATGTACTCCTGCTGCCGATCAGTCTTGGCTTCTAGGTGTACGGTGCGTGTTTTAAATTTGTCAGCGACGTAGCGACCGGGCTTCTGATCACTATCCCGTTGGCGGTTCTTAGTCATATGCAATTGCTCAATGTAAAAGTGATGGGCGCACCCCGTCCTAGGACTAGCCTATAGACAGGGTGCTGTTGGTTTAAGTTAGCGGATAGGACATGCGCCAGTGGCACAGTCATCGTCTAACGTGTCTGACACGGTGGTCTCGTCTAGCTCGAAGTCAACAATGTTGGCAACGTACTTTTCGTACACCTCTTTGGTAACCACCTCCTGTGGCAGGTATGGGTAGCCAAGGTCGGCAGCGGTCTTGGTTGGGTCGTTGCGGAACAGGAAGCTGACACCGACGTAGTTATCCCAGTTGTCCAGTAACCAATCCACAATGACAGGCACTTCGTCTGCGTCATAGCTAATGGTTGCCGATACGTTCTGTTGACACCAGTTGGTCATCAGCATTTTGTAACGCTCCAGCTGATCAATGGCTGACTCAAGGTTCACTTCCATGCCCTTGTTGACATCAAACTCAACCGTGTCCCACTTGACAGGCAGTGCAACTAAGACTGACTCTTTATCAAACGGATGGTCAAAGACTTTGTAGCCAGCGCCGCGCAACTTTGGAACCACTAAATCAAACTTGCTGAAGACAACGTTGTTGATGATGTACTTGCCCAATGGCTTATGCACACCTTCTGTTGTGTCCATGATCTTGCTCAATGTACCGCTTGGCTTGACGGTCGTGATGTTCTTTGGACGTGGGGTTCCAAGCTCATCCGCCATTGCATAAGCAGCACTGGTCGCTGTGCGTTGTAGTTCTGCATAGTCATAGGCTTGTAGGTCTGGACGGGTAGCTATACCAGTCAAGCCCACACCACACAAACGCAGGAAGTCGTTGTTCATGTGCCATGCTTCTTGCAAGATACCGTCGCGAAGGTTCACGCAGGTCTGGCGGTAGTTAGCACGGGCTGCAATCTCAACCGCACGACGCAGTCCAGCACTGTCACCATGAAACTTATTCAGGTCTATCTCGGTCAAGTTGCAGAACGATTTGTTTCCCAACAAGATCTCAACGCATGGGTTAGAACCCTTGAACCAAGGTGCACGTTTGGTTGCTGCTTGTCCATTAATAAAGCCGGGTTCGCTGCCACCTGAGGCAACCATCAAACCAAAGATCTTCTCAAGCTCTGTCTTCAAAGGCTTAGTGTTGAACACCAGAGAGTTGTTGGACTGAGCGCGTTGTTCGTTGGCAATCCAGAAGTCTTTCTTAGCAACAGCGAACTGCTCCCATTCATCTTCACCGAAAGTAAACAAGGCGATCTCAGCGCTACGGCGTGACGACAGTACAGTACCCATCCAGTTGACTAAGTCGAGGATGTTCATGCGTGTCAACAGAGACCCTGCACGGCGGTTCAACAGCTTATGTATAGCTGTGTATGCCTTGCACAGCGAAGCGTCACCTGAGCTTATCCAGCCGTACCCAGCAAGCCTATCGCCAGCTGGTCGGATCTCGGAGAAATCGAGTACAAGTTCACGGGCGGGAAACTTATGAGCGACCAGCTTACCGATGGACTTTGCCCAAGCTTCGGCACTGTCGCCAACCTTGATTGTCCACACTCCGGTTGCTGCATCAAATGTCTCCTCGTTATGTGCCACACCTCCTTTGGCGGTACGTTCACTGCGCTTAACAGTTAGCTTAGGGATTGGTTTCTGGTATCCAGTCAACTGACCAACAATGGGTCGGAAGCCTACACCACAGCCTTGCAGCAATAACCAAAGGGTATCCACGCAGTCCATCACTGTCTCTACGTTTGTGAAGCTACAGTTAAACTGGCTTGCCTCACGCTTCTTAGCCACCTCAGTGCCCCCTAGCCACAGGGTGCGACCGGATGTCAACACCTTACGTTCCAGCATAAGGGTGCGTAGTTCATCTAGTTCATCAAGCTGACTGCTTTTCCAGAAATCATTAGCAGGTTTGGCTCGTGTCCATAACCATGCTTGATGTTCCATAACACGGTCTACTGTTTGTTCCCAAGATTCAAAGCCGCCTTCTATAAGCGGTCGGTTATATGTGCGACGTGTGATTACTTGTGCGCGGAGAGATGGTGTGTTTGTTATTTGTTGCATTCGCGTTCAATGAGGTATTCGATGTAGTGTTTGCACTTGCGTAGATCCTCAACACCACCCTTGTATGGGTAGCGAAGGAGATATTTAAGTGCGTTGCCTTGCCAGAAGTCGAGTTCCCACGCTTCAATGATTAGCCACGGCTGCATGGCTTTGTCTTTGTCGTTGTAGTGAGAGCCGCCTACCTGATATGTGGTGGATTCCATAGGATTACTTCTTGGGTTATTTGGTTGAAGTCAGAGGCGCGGCAGATACGTGCGACTCTTGCTTGTTGGATGGCTGCTGATTCAGGAAGCTTTGCTTTGGCAAATGCCTTAACGATCACAGCCCACATGTCTTCGTAAGAAAGACCTTCGAGTAACCTTGCTGCACTGACTGGGCCGATGCCCGGACACCCTGTGTAACCATCGGTCGTATCACCTGTCAGGGTCTGGAAGAAGTGGTTGTAGTTAGCTTCGTCTTCGCTGACATGTGACAACTCACGGGTGGTCAGGTGGTAGTGGTCACCCGGCACTGTCTTCAGATCCTTGTCGAGGCTGATGATCAACGCAGGTGCATGAGTTGTCGATAGGATCCCAAGGATGTCGTCACCCTCAAGACGTGGGATAGCTAACGTGGTGTAGTTGTCTACAAGGTACTGACGCAGGAACGGCAAGAGGATCGGCTTACGAGTCTTCTTCCGGTTCATCTTGTACGTAGGTAGTACATCCACACGCCAGTTGTTGATACTGGTCAGTGCCATCAGTAAGTTACTTACACCTGTCACTTCCTTGATGGTTGTGATGGCGTTCTCAAGATGGGCGATAGCTTCATTCTCAAAAGCATGGAGAGTCCACAGACCGTTACCCCAATCAAAGGGTTGCTCTACTGCTGCGGCTGCTTGATAGGCGATGATGTCGGCATCGACCAACCCTGTAATTGTTGTTGTTGTCATTTGATAAGGTATTTAGAAGCGACGGGGAACGCAGCTTCGATATGGGTTTTGATAAGACGGGCAACGTCGCCAGCTTCTTCTTGTGCGCCCTCACCAAGTCTTAGGTTGACCATGTCAGTGAAGGCTCCAAGCGATCCACTCCAGTACCAAGAGGTCATCATGTTCTGGGGGAGGATCATCCGGGCTTGCTCAGGACACACACCACGCTCAAGCAATGCGTCGAACTCAATCAAGAGTTGAAGCACCGCATTGGTTGGTGATGAACTACCAAGGTCTGCTGGCTGGTCACTACTGCCCTGCTTGACATTGGCTGCACGTTTTCTCCACACCTTTGGGATGTAGATGTCTGGCTCTGTATCGACGTAGCGGCGTGACACTTCGTTCCATACGAGGAACTTGTGCTTGACCAACTGACGTGCAACAAAGAGCGGTGCGGTCACACGGAACTGTAGGAACGCATGGTTGAAGGGTGACGTGTGGTTGTGCAGAGCTAAGTAGCGGAGCAGCTTCTCGTCTGATAGCTTTAGGAACCCGTTCTCTAGCTCGGACTCTTTCTCAAAGCTCACACGGGCAGCGTTCACGATAGTCAGGTCTGTACCAAGCTTGTCTAGGAACTGGACTTTTGGTGCACTGACAATCATTGGTAAACCGTACCCTCTGGTACTTCCTCGTCGTCCCCCTCCAACAGCAAGTCAACCATCTTGATTAATGAGATGGTGCATGTCTGGCAGAAGGTGACGGGTCGGATACCAAACTCAGCTTGGATCCCACCTTCATCTTTTAGGCTGAAGGTATCGGTACACAGGGTGCACTTATTTCTTTTTGTTGACACGGGGAGCCTGTACTTTCTTGATGGTCTGTGCGATGTACGCAAGCAGACTTGGGTTGTCCAAGAACACACCGGCTAAACCTGTCCCAATCATGTGAACTACGACCTCCTCGGCTTCTTGGTTAGGGAACGGAACACTCATCACATGGCTTATCGCATGCAGTAATTCGTGGAGGACGGTGTCCAACTCTTCTGCTGGTGTCATGCCCTCAAGAATGGTGATTGAGTTGCCTACAGATCTACACAGCCCAAGGGTGTTGGATTCAAAGTCGTCCTCAAGGAACTTCACTTCAAAGGGTTTACCAAATATTTTTATGCTTGTTAAGTTAGTCAAAGGTAGTTCTCGTTTTTAAGGGTTGTGAGTGCAAGCGCAGTACAGCGCCATGTCTTTCCAAATAGCTCCTTCCCCTCCACAGTTGTCAGGTAACCAGTGCTTGCCAGCAGCGCGATGTGAACCGCGTTGCGTCGTGCAAAGTTGGACTGGACTGTGAAGGGGGTTAGGTATGCTTGCTTTAGAACTTCGGGTATTGACATCAATGTGTCTCCGCCCAGTTCTTTCCGATCTTTGCTTCGCCAGCCGTGGCGCATCGGAAGTTAAATGCCAGTCCTGCTTGGACTGCTTGTTCGCAGCAGACCTTGGCTACGTACTCGGCGATCTCTAGAGTCCTACAGCCGTGCTGGGTCTCATCGTGTGACCAAGCACACAGCACGTAGTCGCCGTCCCACCCGTGCTTCAGGGTCTTACTAAGCTCTCGCTCAACCAGCACGATCCACTTCTTACAGAGGACTGCACCAGCACCCTGAAGGAGTGCGTTGAGAGAACTGAAGGCTGCACGTATGTGAATGGTTCTGCCATCCAAACCGATTAACTTCTTCTCGTTCTCTGCCTTGAACACAACAGCATTGCGGAGTTCTTTGATGGATGGGTTAGCCTTCAGGAAGCGAGACTTTATCTTGCGTCCTTCCTTGTCCCCACCACCAACGATGTTGCCGACCAACTCATCACCGCCGCCGTACAACCAAGCATAAATAAATGTCTTAGCCTCAGCTCTGGTTGCTAGACCTGCTGCATGTTGGTTAAGCGTGTGGACATCCCCGTTGACCACAGCCTCTGCGTATTGCCCACCGTCCAACCTTGCAAGGAAGTGGGCAAGACATCTCAATTCGAGGCCGGATTGGTCGCTGCCAACAAGGAACCAACCTTCGGGGACGGTGAAGAGGGAGCGACACTCGGAGCCATAAGGAGAGCCGCTGTTTGGGACTTGGCTAATATTGGGATAGCTATGGGTCGCCCTCCCAGTAACAGCGCCGTTCGTCGTAACTGAGCCATGTATTTTTCCTTTGTTAACTACACGCATCCAAGCTTGTTTGCCGTTTGCGAGTTGTGATAAACGCTTCTCGACCGTTAGGTACTCGTTAAGAATTGGGCATGGCGGGTATGTCAGTGAGCCGATGACGGTCTCGTCCACCTTCACTGATCCACCATCGGTAAACACAGTCGGTGTCCAGCCGTACAAAGCCATGAGCCTGTCAGCAATATGCAGACGTGACTGTGGATTGAATACGATTGTTTGACTGCGCTTGACCGGAACCCCTGCGAGGTAACCTTTGGTTTTGTTAGCGCGCTTTGGAATGAAGTCAGGGAGTGGGGACTCCCAAGATCCGAAGAACGTTTCAAGCTCAAGCTGTAGCTCTGACTGACGCTTCAGTAACTTTGTAAATAGAGTTACTGCTGCGGCTTCATCAAAACAAAAGCCGTTGCGCTCCTGCTGTGCAATCAGCCATGCGACTTCATGCTCAAGAGTGAGTGCGGTCTTCGGATAGTTCTTTGACTTAATCTTTTCCCAGAGTTTTGTGGTGACCTGAACGTCCTGAATACAGTAGTCAATCATGTCTTGGTTAACTGTTTCCCAACCTCCCGAATACTCTCCCTTCATCTCGCCCAGCCTGTAGCCGAATGCTTCTAGTGCGAAGCTTCCGAAACGTTTGCCGGGCAGCTTACCTTGGCGGAGTAAACCCGCGTCGGTGTCTTTGATGTTTGTCCATATCAGACGTGCAGCGATCAGTGTGTCGAACACCTTTGCTGGGTCAATCTTGAATGTGTGGGGGTACAGTTTCTGGAGAACGGGGATGTCGTACTTGATCACGTTGTGTCCCCCAATGAGGGGGGCATCCATGATGCTTCTGATTCCGGTCTCTAGATCACCAGCAAGCGAGGAGTAGATCCGCGCTTCAGATGTCTGTGTATCGTAGGTTGCGATGCAGTGAAGAGTGCTTACTTCAGGTAATAGTCCGTTGGTCTCTATGTCAAACAGTAGCATCTAGTGAGTACTCTGCGTAGCTGTGAAGCGTGACAGGGTGGATGCGTCGTCGCATACGGATATGGAAATCAGCTATACGCAGCTTTGAGATAACGGCGGTGAGGTTTGCGATGCCGTGGTCAACCCAAGCTTCGCGGCGGGTGATTGAACCAGCCAAAGTCATGTGGGTCACAACTGCTAGTTGTTGATTAGAAATCTTGTTGTACTGTTTCATCTTTGAACTCCGATTTAGATATAGGTTTGACTGTCTCGGATAGCCGACCAGTCACTGGGTCGTAGGCAAGGTAGATCAATGAGCCAGTTGCTTGGCCTGTGAATCGATCCTTGAGAACGCGAAACGTTGTTGTTGAACTGATTAATGGATCTTCGTGTTGCTGGTCTCTCTCAAGACCGAACATGAAGTAACTCCAGAAGCCTATGGATCTACTGCCCTTGAAGTTTTTGATAGAGACCCTGCCGCCTTCCTCATGGCTGCGACCTTCTGATGGTGTAGATAGGTGGGAAACGAAGGTGATTACGACCTGTAGGGCATTAGCTAAACCCGCAAGTTCCTTCATAATTTTTTCCAAACTTTCGCGTTCGGATTCTGTGTTCGCCATGGCTGTCAGGTGATCCACATAGAAGAGTTGGACACCCTCAGACACCGCGAGGTATCTGATCTTTGCTTTGACAACTGCCCAGTCTGTTTCACCAAACGAGTTGTACATGTACAGGTATTCCTCAAGCCCCTTGGCGGTGCTTATGAGTTCCTCTGTTGTCCAGTCCTCGCCGGGTACATGGAAGCGCTTACCTGCGATCTTCCCGCTGATCCGCTTGACTGTCTCGCTAGGCTGTTGCTCAAGGAACACCACGCCTACCTTCATCTTCAGCACCTGAACGTCGTAGGCAATCTGCTGGGTAATGAAGTCGGTTTTTCCGACACCCGTACCTGCGCCCACCCCGTACACCTCCGTAAGCCTTCTACCGTGGGTCAGCTTGGTAAGCGTTTCGAGGAACCATGGGAACCCGGTTTCTAATGGCTTACTGATTTGCTCAAGCACATCACTAACCGTGACGATGCCATCGGGTCTGTAGGTCTTTGCTTCCCAGATTGCCCTGACAAGCTCATCTTCTCTACGAGCTACCAGCATGTCGTTGGCATCTTTAAGTGGCAGGGTTGCAACCTTCGCCTTGCCGGGTGTGAACAAAGTCACACACTCAGCGGCAGCCTCCTGCCCAGCGGTGTCTTGGTCAAACATCAACACCACTTCATTGAACGACTCAAGGTACTCCAGGTTCGCAGCTAAGGCTTTCTTAGCGCCTGAGGATCCCGTGGGTACTGACACTGTCGCCCACTTATTTCCCTGCGCCTGAGAGGCTGACATCGCGTCTATCTCACCTTCGCAGACGATGATCCGTTTACCACCTGCTGCCCACAGACGTTGACCAAACAACTGTCCGCTACTGAGCTTTCCAATAGCCCAGAAATCCTTGGATGCAGTGCGTACCTTCTGGGCAACCATCGCACCGTCCTTATCGAAATAGGGTGCGAGTTGAACCTTGCGTCCATCCTCTGTCATGCCAACTCGGTAACCAAACTTGCGACAGGTCTCTTCCGTAATTCTTCTCTTGCTTAATGCAGCGAAGTCGCCGCTTATGAAATCGCTACTCATCTTTGCTTTCTGAATTGTTGGTACTGACCCGTCACCTTTTTCATGGTGCTGACAGCCGAAGCAGTAGCCGTGACCATCGGTGTAACGGGCAAGGTTGTTCTTTGATCCACAGCTGGGACAAGGCTCATGCTGTAGGAAGTCACTGTCGGTTTGTTCCATGAAAAAAGGGGCTTGCGCCCCGTTTGTTAGTTGGTTGATTTAAGCCAAGCTCGAACATCAAAAGATGGACAAGCCTTGGCAACGTCTGGGAAGTCACGGTGTCCTAGGACTTCCGCATCTGGGTATTGAATCTGGAGACGTTCGAGCAGCGTTCGCAGCGTTGAGAACTGTTCTTTAGTAAAGTTGTTCTCAGCTTTAGACACATCATCTGCATCTACGCCGCCCACTAGACACACACCAATGGACACGGCGTTGTAGCCTTGCACATGTGCGCCGATCTCATCTTCATCTCGACCTAGTTCGATCTGACCAGTACGGCGGATAACGAAGTGGTAACCCACCTTCAGGAACCCTTTCTGGCGATGCCAGCGGTCGATCTCTTTAACCCCAATGTCCATCCCGGCAGGAGTAGCAGCGCAATGCACCGCGATATATTTAGTTTCTTTACGTTTAGCCATGTGCCTTTTCCGCGATCCATGAATCGGGAATATCTTTATCTGAGAACTGGTAGCCGTGCTTTTTGCACCAGTCTGCGTATGTTGTTTTGGATCCCTTGGAAATCTTGGTCTTGCTGTTACTGAATACAAACCTGATGTCAAGTTCGGGATACTGTGCTTTAACTAAAATGTGCTTCTGCCGATCAGCGGTCAGGAAGCGTCCTTTAGTCTCAACAATGATCCCGTTAGCCAACACAAAGTCCGGTGTGTAGCGGCATGCCTTAGAGGGTTTAGTGAAGCGCAGCACCACCTGTTCGTACAGGTAGTCCGCACCACGCTTTGTTAATGATTCCGCAACGGACTCTTCCAAGCCGCTGCGGAAACCTAACGTGAACCCGAATTCCAATGTCTCCTTAGAAGTCTGCGTCTTCTTCTTCATCACGGGCAGGAGCCTTTGCTGGTGCTGACTTCTGAGCAACTTCAGGTTGGGCAGTGAAGCCCTCTTCAACACCGAAGCCCAAGTCCATACCGCCGCCTTGAGACAACGTGAGAACCTGCACACCTTGGAGTCGCATGGACAAGCCAGCGCCTACGAGGGCGGTGTGATACGGGGCTGTGGTGAACGCAACCTTGATGCGGCTACCACCACCTACCTGAACGTCGCAAGGCGTTCCCTTGGCATCTACGATGACCGGTGTGAGCGACATCTCACGACCAGCTTTGGTCTTGATCTTGGCGCGCATCTTGAAGCGAACCATCAAGCTGCCGTCGTCTTGGATTGTCCAAGGTGGGTCAGCCTTCTTGATTTTTTTTCCGGGCTGTTCTGCCTTGATCGTCTCTTGAGCTTCGTCGTATAGACCCTCAAGGATTCCGATGAATTCCTGAGCATCAGCAGCTGGGATTACCAGACCTGTTTTGTACTCACCTGCCTCATTGAACTTGAAATCTGGTTCATTTAAGCGTGGGTATAACGCAGTACCCGCAGGTGTTACGAATCGTTTGTTTACTGTTGTCATTGATTGAAATAATGGTTTTCAAGTGAAGGAAGGTCATAACCCTCCTCCATTAGTTTTGTGGCGAGAACTAGGCTGATGTGTCGGCCTGATTCCCATGTGAAGATTGCTTGCGCCAAAGCGCTGGTTTCTGTGTCGTGCATTTACTGGCTCCTTTTCCTTATGTGCAACCTTTGCTTACCACGTGGTAAGTACTAGGCAAAACAATATTTGGACTCAAGTACTCCTTGAATATCCAAACTTCCAAAAGCTGGCAGTGGTTGAAGCTTGTGCCTCGACTCCTCGCTCAACTGGTTCTCAATTTCTATTCGAAAGTTGTCCAACACATTGACCTGTGTGTAGATCTCTACGAATGATTCCCTAACGATTCTGAACAAGTGCTCAGTGTCTGCCGCCAACGTGCCGAACGAATCGTGAATCATGGCGAAGTTAGTAATGCCCTGATCCCGTGCGTCCGATACCGTTTTAAGTAGATGGGCTGCGTCACAAGAATGGATAAAGTTCGGAGAAATGGCTGACTTCATACGGCGCTTGTCAAGTGAGTCCGTCTCGTCGTTCATGGATATGTAGACAAGCTTTCCTGACAAGTGCGTCTTTACTCTCCTAGCTTCCACGTTCATGTAGCTTTGCTGAACAGGGAACCCAATCGGTGTCGTCCAGCTAACTGGCAGACCTTCTTGAACCACCAGTGACGCAGCACCCTGCAACCATTCCATCGCTTGGACAGGAGCTACCAATGTTGTAGCAACTGACTTCCACAACACCTTAGCCATGTAGATTGCCGCCCTGTACCCATCTGCTTGGAACGGAAATCCACCGCCCGTACCTGCGGCTGCGTAGGCTGGCTTCAGGATGTCCTCCATGACCTGATCCTTGAACCCAAACTCCTTAGCACCGTAGCTCAGTGTCATCACTGGGCGCTTACAGGTCTTGCGGGTGATTCCAAACTTCAACCACTGAGCAGCTAACGTCTTAGTTCCCTCAAGGATGTAAGGAACCCCAAGGTCGTTATGCATCAATGAATCTTCTGTACCGCTCACAAGGTCTTGGTTCGCTTGCTCAACACACTGCGCTGCGACCATCCCATACACATCTGATGGCTTGTCAGCCGGGGTCAGGTTGACACAAGCGCCTGTCTCAGATTTGAGCATGGCGGAGAAATGTTGGATGCCGCTGGCGGAGCCGTCTAGCGCCACAGGTAGCTTAGATATAAAGCTCTCACCCTGCGCTACATAGCCAGCCCACTCTTTGCAAAATGCAAGGAACTGCCACGGCTTATCTATCTTCATACCGCCAACTTCATTTGCCCAGCCTTTTTCACCATACGGATCCGCTGCTATGGCACATATCTCTGATTCATTTTCGAGAACCCAGTTAACACGGTCTTCCAAGCTGACTTTGTCGTTACCTGCCAAGTTAGCGCCATGCATTGCTAACCACTTCCAACCTTCAGAACCCAATGGTTTGCCATTCGCAAAACGCAAAAGACCCTTTTGGTAGTCAGCACCCTGAGGGTTTAGATGCGGCACAGCGTAAACCCTGCCTCTGAAATCAAGCTGATACGGAAATGCTATCTTTCGGAACCCCTTGTAACGTGAGGCGATGTCGATAGCCAGTTGGAAACCAATGCGCTGACCCATCAAGGAGACGTTCAGTTGATGGGCTTTAGCGGTGTCACGCCTAAACGCTTTACGGGCATCTTCGTTCGTATCGATGTCATGCGGTATGGGCGGCAAAGGCAAGCCATCTTTGGGCGGTATACCCCCAAGGTCAGAGCTGGTTTCCCAGAGGTGGTTCATCACCTCGTAGACCTCCGTATTGATCTGCCACGGCGTTCTTTGCAATGCATTGACACCGTTGTAGACCATCGGCATATCAGCGTTTTTAAGCTCCTCAAAGTAGCCGCTGTTTTTAACCTTGACCAACCGCAGGGGTTCGATACAACTACTGACATAGCCACCACCTAGCGGCGATGTCCAATCCATTGGCTGAACAACCATCGGTTCGTAGACCGGGCGCAGGTGTTGAACAAAGTTGTTGCGCTTGTCAATCCACTCTAAAGTTTCTGGCAAAGCCCTAACGATGTTGGCGGACTTTTTGAGACCCAATTTGACATGGGTAACTTCAACCAAACCTATGGTCTCCATGATGATGTCCAGCAGCTTTACGCCAAGGTGAAGACGGTCTGTCTTACTCCATGCTGAAAACCCCGCTACAGCGTCTGAAGCCCTAATGGCATACATACGTCTATGAAATGTACTGCCGCGCTTTGTAGCCTCCTTTAGGAGCCTCTTGTAGCCCGCCTCTTCGACATCTCTCACGGCTTGCATGCGGTACTCGGTTTCGATCAGAGAGCCGATAGCCATACCAACAAATTGGATGGTTTTGGTCTTTGATACGCAACTCATAACCGCCTTCATCGCGAGGAAAGAAACCTTCCTTGTGTCAGCGCCTTTAAGCAAGCCAGCAGCGATAGAAGATCGACCCCCTTTGCCGCTATTGGCTTCAGACAACCAAGTGCCTATCGCTTTGGATAAGACATCCATGCGACCACTGATGATCTTTTGACCATAGCTTGTCTCATCCTCTCGCCCTGCCTCTTTGGCATCGTTTAGGTTTTTCCAGAAGCGCTTAACGCCTCTTGCTGACATGCCTTCTTCCAGACTTATCTGAAGTTGCATAAGGTCTTGAGTATCTTGGGTTGCCATAGATTTCTCTTTCTTTATCGACGACGTCGAATTTAGTTTCTTTAGTTCTCTTTAGGTCTTTTGGATCCTAAGGAGTCTTTTGTTTCTTTAGTTGTCTTTAGGTCTTTAGGATCCTAAGGAGACTTTTGTGCCTTTTTGTGCCATTTCGGGGTATGCAAAGACATTACCACTCACAGCTTCTTTTCCTTGTGTGCAACCCTTCCCAATTGGTATATTCATGTCGCTTAATGTGCAACCATTGCTTTGGTTTGCTCATAAAAACTATTCTTTAGAGGGGGGTTTGGTGCGACTGGCGGGAATCGAACCCGCATGGGCGTTAGCCCGACAGATTTTAAGTCTGTTGTGTATACCTGTTTCCACCACAGTCGCTTGTGTGCTGCTACCTTGGATGCATTTAACATCGCGGACACAGCGGGTTTTAAGACCTCCGTTCTCCAATTAAAACAATAACTTAGCATGGAATTTGCCATTCATGGCATCTCACAATGGCAACTATATACATAATTCCTAATAGAAACATAGGGTTAGGGATGTGCCATTGCGAAATGCCATAGTGGCACATCACAAAACAAAGCCTTCTAAATCCGATGTCCCGGCGCTGAGTGTATCAGGTGCTAGGTGCATGTACCGCTCGGTTGTGAGGATACTGGCATGCCCCATCCACGCTTTTATAAACGCTGAGTTCTTGTCCTTCATGGCAAGCCGACTGGCGCATGTGTGGCGCAGCATGTGTACGACAAACTGAGGGTCTTTAGCGAACCCCAGCTTATCGACCATAAGCTCCCAATGACGGCGTAGCTGTGAATCAGTGAAGTCCTCAAAGATGCCAAGCAAGCCGCTCAACCGTCTACGCTCAATGATCTCCTTGACCCTCTTGGTCGTTGGAACCGCTCTGGCTTTGTTGGTCTTGGTCTCACCGTGTTCTAAGTGCAGCATGCCGTTATAGAACTGATCAAACCTGACATTCAAAAGCTCACTGCGGCGGAACCCGCTATCTATTGCACATGCAATGAAGTCAGCCAGATCAATCGCGCCAGTTTCGGCACACCAGTCAAAGCACTTCTTCTCTTCGTGAGAGTTCATAAACCGAATGCGATGCTCAGACTCTTTGCGCCTTGGGAGCCTAGGTCGCCGATCAATAATTCCGTCCTCTTCAGCAATCCTCAATAGGACTGAAATTGCCGACAGTTTACGGTTGATCGTCGCCCCAGTATTGCCAAGCTCCGCCAGCCGCACTGTGGCATCCCGTAGCACCTGTGTTGTCACATCCTTCGGGTGCATACGGTGATCAATGACGTTTAGGATTCCGCGAGTGGTTCCCTTGAGTTTGTCCTTCGACTTCGCATCCGCCCAGACGGTTTTCAATGCGATGTCAAACAACTTCTCAAGTGTTACACCAGCTGTGCTTACCGTATGTGCAACCTTTGGTTTTTGAGGTGAACTCTTAATGTTAGGCAACATTCCCCGAACGGTAAGTTCACGACGTTCCAATGTCTCAGCAGCCCTCAATGTGGATGCCGAACCTCGGTAGCGCTTGTCACCCGTCCCGATGGTCACGTAGAACCTGCCGCGTCTTTCAACAATACTCATGGTTATTCTCCCAATATCATTTTGACTAATTTTTTACCAGCATCGGTACAAGAGACGTAGCGAAGCCTGCGATCCATCACGTCCTCTGTGTACTCAATAGCGCCCTTACCTGTGCGCTTCTGACGGTTCCATGCGCTCCAATAGGACAAATGCCTACTGGAGGTAGCCAAGGTTAAATTTAAACCGTCAGCGACCTTGCTAGGTGTCGTCTGACCAGCGTTGTGTACTTCTAGAAGCACTGCTAACTTCGTCACCGACATGTCACTGTCTATTGTGATCAATCGATTCACCAAATTCGTCATATCCTGAATTTTCACCATGACATATTGCCTTCCTCACCCTGCTAAGGGTTATTACTGTATAGAGCCAGTTTACCTCGATCCCAGAATTATGAACTAAGAACGAGGGTATCAGATACCTCCAACCCGCTCGACCAACCTCAATAAATACCTCGATTCCAGATAATTTTGTAAACATACTCGACTGCCCCCCTTGGTAGTTAAAGGATTATGTAGAAACACGCTAAGTTTCGTTCCATAGTGTACTTTATGCTTTCGGTAAGCATTTCCGAATTGATTATATTTTCCAGCCACTCAACCGCCGATGGTGTCATGGGTGTTACTTTGTAGTCCTGATCAACCCTGAACGTCCGTGGTTCGTCGCCGTTTGGCAGCGTGAACTCAATCAGCCAAGCTTCCTGTATGACTTTTATGTCAACGCAGTACTCAATAGACATGTTGTCTCCTTTGGTCTTGGGGAAAATGCCCCAGAGAGACATCAGCCAAGTCAGGCGGCTGAAGTCAATCTGTGGAACTCTCAGTTGTTTTACTTTGGTTTAGCGCCAGATAGCGCGGACATTTTGGATAGTAAGGCGTTCAAGGGTTCATGCATGAGCGCTCGGCAGCAGCTAACAGTTATTGGGTAGAACTCTGTACCGCTGTCGCTCTCTTCTACCCGGTTCAGGTACTTCTCAAAGAACTCTTTCACACACACCCGCAGTTCAGCATCCCGTTCCTCTGCAATCTCCTCATCAGTCAGCCCTACCCACTCTGACTGTGGATACAAAGCAACTCCATTTAGCGTCAGAGGCGCATTAAGTTCTTGCGTTAGTTGTTTGCGTTGTGTTTTTGATAGCAGCCCCTCATAAGCGGGCATTCCGTTGCAAGACTCCACAGGCTCCTGCTCACTCTTCATCATCGCAATCGTCATGGCTTGGTCTGCTGCAACGGCTTTCCAATAATGCTCCTTACCATACGCATCAGCTAATGCTGCAAACTCTTCATCAGTCAGTTGCTCTGCCTTCGTGTCGTTCAGCTCCTCAATTGCTTGCTGTAGTTCTTCATCAGTCATTTGTTACCTTCTTTCCGTTAACATTACCAAAAACATCGCCCTAGACATTGCCAAAAACAGTGCCAGCAACACTACCCCCAACATTACTCTTTACATTACCACCGACACCACCAACATTGCCCCCGACATTACCATCAACATTACCCAAAACACTACCATCAACATTGCCATCAACATTGCCACCAACATCGCCACCAACATCGCCACCAACATCACCAAAAACATCACCCAAAATATTACCCTTTACATCACCCTCTACATTACAAAAAACGCTGTCAAGCACAATGTGACCGTCCTCTTTGCGTAGTGTTAGATTCGTTGCTACAAAATCTAATATCTCTTTATCAGTTAATTCAGTCATTTGTTAACTCCAAAATAATCTTGTAACGTTTCAACCTGTTCATTAATACAGTTGTTATACTCAGAGTCATACACATCCCCTGTGTACATATCACCCCTGTAGTTTTCATCCATCAGTTCAACACATTTACTGACGATTAATTCAGCAAACTTCTCATGGTCAAAGTGCAGCTTACCGTCTAGTTGTCTCTCCCAGCATATAATTGCTAGGCGTTTGATATGTTCATTCAAAATTCTTCTCCTTTAGGTTAGCCTCAGCCAAGTCAGCCGCCTTCAAATCCTCAAGCAGCGCATCGATTTTTTTGTTCAGCTGAGATTGTTTTGCGACATAAGAGCTTCGGATATATGCGTTTCCAATGGCAAAGTTCAGGCCAAGCTGCTGGGACTCCTTTAGCAAGTGCAGCAGTTCCTGCGCTTGTTCCTGTGTCATGGTGGTCATGCTTTGACCTCAGCCAAGTCAGCCGCCTCGCCCTTGTTCCAATAGGTCTCAAGGTACTCACGCGCCGCAGCTTCGCCCATGCGCTTGATCATGTGGTTGTATCGGTCGGCAAGGTCAGCCATGCGCTGTAGCTCGGCTGTGGCTGCGTGTGCACCCTCTGGTGTGCCGAACTCGACGGTATGGCACAGCAGCGGCGTGATGTTCGACCATGTGGGTGTGATGTCGATGTGCTTTGTTTTCATGTTGTTTACTCTTGATGTGTTGGGTTGAAAGGGTCGCCAGCCAAGTCAGGCGGCAAGCCACTCAGGGAACGTGAGAAGTGGTGCGAGACCACGGGTAATGTCGCGCCCTTGCCCGTCGTCGGCAAAGGTCAAATACAGTTGGTAGCGTTGTTGCATGGTGTTGTGCCCAGTTGGGTTTAAATGATCGCCAGCGCTTCCGCTTTGTTGAGCGCATGGCATAGGTCGATTACCTCAACATTCGAGCCACAAACTACCTTCCAGTCGCGTCGTTTCAAGTTGTTACTGTCGGCGTGGTATCCACCTTCTTCGTCCACCACGTCCCTGTCGTAGTCACCGAATTGAAGCGCCCACAGGCCGTCTTCTTTTGCAATGAGGCAGTAGTAAGGCTTGGTTAATTTACGCATGTTGATAACTCCTGATAACCGGGTAAGACACCCAGTAAACGCTCGCGTGTGCAAGCGCTTACAGGGATCACACCCTATGCAGCCAGCGACAATGCAAAGCGCTTCTGGAGCGATCCATGCACGACGATGACCGGGTCAGCTTTGCGCGATGCAGTACCGCCCGCACATGCACCGCAGTCGGCACATGTTTTCGTTTTGCCCGCCTCGGCACTTGCCGGGCATATGAATTCGCCGGGCATTACTGGTGCGTCACTGGTGCGAACACGGAAAGTACGGAACCCCATGGAACGCGCCAGATCCCGATCCGCCTCGGTGTCCGCCGATGCCATGCAGAAACCACGAACAGCCATGCCCAGCGCGTTGCGCCACTGGTGCGTGTACCCGGTGGATCCGGCTGCAGTGGTCAATAGGTTTTCCCAGACCGACGCGGGAACGGCTGCGGGATCCCCATAGGTTCCCAAGCGCACCATGCGTTGCGCGATCAGTTGGGCAAGGTCAGCACCAGCAACCGGGTAGATACCACGGTTAACGCCGTCCAGCACCGCCCGTGCACCTTGCCCTAGGTTCACGTAGCAGCTACCGCCCATGCCGCGTCGGTGCGGACAATCACCGCAGATCGCAGCGTCGTCCAGATCCCGTGCGCTTTGCACTGGTGACTTGCCGTTGTCGGCGAGGATGTATGTTTGAACCATGTTCCCGGTTTTAACGTTGCTGCTACGAACAATAGCGACTACGACGATGGGCGCACCGTTCAACAGTGAAGCACCGCGATGGATGATGTAGCCAGATGGTTTTTTAGTCATGAGAGAACCCCAGTTAGTGGTTGGTTAAAACGTCGAAATAAGACAACATGCAAAGGAGCAAGCCGCCAGCGAAAAAAGCAAAAGTGATGGCAGTCAAAACGGCCTCTTTTATTGTGTTCATGGTATTGGTTTCCAGTTGGTAAAGGTTGGTTAAAAAAAACACACTGGAAAGCCCCTAGGGCTTTGCGCTGTGCTTTATGGGTTACAGCACCCAGTCAGGCGGTAAACGGCTGCTGTAGTCTTGGGCTTTGGCTGCTGCGCTGTTGATACGGTCTAGAGCATCCTCAACACGGTTAGCATGGCGGTAACTCAAAGCGTTCGGGTCTAGCAACTCGTCAGTAACAAACACAAATTTGTCCTGCTTTGCCGCATAGGCTTGGGCATGCTCTAGGGTTAGACTTGAGATCAATTGGTCGATGGTTAGCATGGTTTGGTTTCCTTAGATGAGATTTTTAATGTTCAATGAGCGTTCGGCGCCGACATAGTAAACAGCTTTGCCGTTAACCATAAGCTGGCCAATATGCGGGTTCGCTTGCAGAATTTCCAAAGCCTCACTATGCGCTGCTGCTGCTTTATCGTGGCGGTGGAACATCTCGGCATCGAATAGTTCACGCTCCCTTATTGCATCGTTCAATGTGTACATGGTTTGGTTTCCTTTATGCGGTTTTAAAAATAGCGGCAGTGATCAACGCCACATGTGCGACGACGATGAACACATACATAGCGGTGTCGAATTTACTGGTTTTGTTGGTCATGGTATTTGTTTCCGTGTGGTAATGAGTAGAGATTATGGCACGTCCTTAGCATACTTTTGTGCCTTTTCGAAAAAAAATAGAACATTTAAACCCTTACGTATAAACCCTAATACCAGTCGGAACCGTAGGAGACCTAGAGAGACCGTAGGAGCGCTCTCCTTCCCTCATGGTGCAGCTGTATCCACGCGGTAACTATAGGAGCATATGGCGCGTTCTAGTGCGTCCTGATGGTTGCGGTGGTGACGTTGGGTTTGATGGGTTTGATGGGTTCCTGATGAAAAAAATAGTGAGACAAATACAGGGTCTTGAACCTTCTCGGTGTCACGCCGTTAACCTGGCACTCGCATGCACCCTACGCCCCGCAATCCACCGCAACATGTGCCACCAGTGGATACAGGAACCGATGCGATGCCTTATGAATCAACAGCTTACATGTGACCCGCTGGGAAATGGCACAATTTCCTAGGGTAGTTGGGCGCATGTGCGCTTGCGTGTTGATGTGTGCGCGTGTGCGTGTGTGCGCCAGCGTGTTGATGGGCGCGGGGGGTGCGCGGGCGAAGACTTTTCGAGGTTGCCGTTTCATATTTTTGTAGCAAATTATTTCCTCAGGAACCCACCGTTCCCTCAGGTCTCCTCACGACTCCTCACGACTCCTCAGGTCTCCTCAACCCCACTAAGGTTTCCACAGCGCCAAAAGGAAGCATAAGTTAATGCTTATGCCTCCTAATGTGCAACTCTAGCGGAATGCAGAGTTGTATGAGTTCCAGTTGGTTCCATCTGCCTTAGGTTTCCCAAGGATCCCATGCATGAATCTCTTCAACTCTTTATCTAGAGCAGCGTCGAGGATGGACTTAGCAGCCTTACCAGTGTCTCTAGCCATGGACTCTGACCAGTAAGCGACGGCGATTGCTAGAGCGTCTAAGCGGTCATCGTTGTTGATCGCTCCCCGCTCTCTAGTTATCCTAGTCATCTGATAGAACAAGGAGTACTTGAGTTCCTTAGCGGTCTCGTAGTCCTTCTTGATTAATCTCTCATCGACGACTAAGCGGTGTGTAGAAATCACAGGCTCTAAGGTATCTATGATCCGTGCTTCCTTGTTGCTGGAGTGCTTAACTTCCTCAACGGTGCATGGGTAGATGCGTCCTAAGAATGGCTTGAGCAACTGGGTGTACATACCGTCACCGAAGTTAGCCTCGACGATGATCTGCTTGACCTGATGCTTCTTAGCTATGTGAGCTAGGGACTCAAGAGTCTCGTCGCTATAGCCTCCTAAGATACCTCCGGCATCCACAAGGAACAGCATGCCTCCAAGTGCTTTGATAACAGCGTAGCCGGTCTCATCGTTACCACGACCTGAGGGGTCGATGGACATAACGCAGCCGGTGAAGTCTGACATGTCATCAGCCATCCACATGGGTCTGTAGTACTTGTCGCCTGTTAGGGCAACGTTGGGTAGGTCATTGATCACTAGCTCTGGTGATGCTGCCCATGCGATCTTCAGGTGACCCATGGTTGGGTTCAGGTTCATCACTATCAGGTCAGCTACCTTTAAGGGGTACCTGTCGCCGTCGCTCAAGGCTGTATCAAGCATGAACTGTAGAGCGAAGCCAGCACGTCCATAGGAGGCTGCACGTTCCATCAGATCCTTGTCATCGAAGCGCTTAGGGTCTACAGGTTTACCTACGAGGCTTGAGTCTCTTTCGAGGTCTCTAGTGATCATAGGAGCCAGACGACCTTGGTACTTAACTACCTGAGCTAACTCTGGATACCTAGATGTCCAGATGCGTACATCGTAGCCACGCTCTGGCAGCTGGTTGTATAGGGACATCTCTGTCTGAGGTGTACCTAGGTAGATGATGCGACCCCCAGGTTTAAGGATAGCGTCGAACTCTTTGACTGCCTCAGAGAGCTTGTCGCGCATCATCTGGGTAGCTGAGTTGTTGGGTACTTCTACGTCGTCGGCAATGAGTACATCAGCACGACTGCCGGTGATCTGACCTGTGATACCTACAGACTTCACTGAGGGTGAGTGGTCTGGTAAGGATGGTGCTACGTCGAAGGCAACCATGGAGTCCCTTTGGTTGTCTGTAGCAGCTAGGTGGTTCAGGATCTGGATGTCATTGATCAGCCTCTTAACGAAGCTGGAGAATGCATCTGCACGTTCCTTGGATGCTGAGACCACTAGGATCTTTAGCTGTGGGTTGTTGAGTAGTAGCCAGCATACGAATGCGGATGTTAGCCACGACTTGCCCACTCCCCGGAAAGCTTCGATAACCGAACGCCTATCAGCATGCTGAAGGTATGAGGCTATGTCGTACTGAACGGGTGTGGGGTCGGGGAGGTTTAGTTCTTTCCAAATGTGGTAAACGAACTTTCTAAAGTCTTCTTGAATTGGATGCTTCATCTAGCATTTCGTAAGGGAATGATGTTGTCGTCGTCGAAGATGGGGAGGTCTGCTAACCCGGCTAGGGGTGAGCCTTGGACAGCTTGCGCTTCTATGCGGTTGTCTTTCAAGAACTGTCTTGCGACGTTCAAGATAGCGGCAGGAGGGGGAATCTTGTTCCCCTCTCCGTCCACATACTCCTGACCAATTGCTTTGCTCAGGATGTCGGCAAGCTGACCGTGAAGACCCCCAAGGGCTTTCTCGTCAGCTTTGTTCATATAGTTATCTCGTAGATATATAAGCGATGAACCAATTCACAAGGAAACCTAATCCACCTAGCAACAAAAGAATTGCTACAAAGTACATAAGGTCTGTCTTGAGTTTTGTTATCGCTTGTTTGCGTCTGGTCACTAAAAGTTCTCTGGAAGATTTGATTTGACGCCTCATTTGAATCATCTCTTGGAACGTAGCTGAGCCGTACCTAAGGACGATGAGGGACATAAGCTCACGCTCTTGTTCTTCTAGTTTCTTTTTATAGACCACCATTTGCAAGGCTTCTTGCTCAACGGAACCTGAGAAGAGGAGTTTCTTAAAGGTCGGTGGGTTTGCCGCAGCAGCTTGGTGCACACGGAACTTGGCTACTGCCTCGAACCATGCACCCAGCTGGGAAACCATCTTCTCTATTTCTTTGCCCTTTTCCATTCCTGCTTTGAGGAAGTTAAAGGCTCCGGTTGCCGTTGCAATAAGTGTCAACGGATCCATAGGGATCTAACGTTCCCTGAGGTCTGAGTACATGATCCCTAGGACTGTGATGAGACCGCCGATCCAGAGCATTGGTTTAGCTGCTTTGGCAAGCCACCCTAAGACCGTGAACGCACCGTCAACTGCTTTAAAAGCATCAACCATTGTTCGGGTCTCAGTGTGGACATCATCGACTTTCTTTTCTACAGCCAATAGTCTTTCATAGATGGCACTGTGTGAGACTTCGGGTGCCATTTAAACCACCGTAACTGGAATTTCAGCCGCCACCACCACTGGTGGGTTAGAAGAAATCACCCCAGTTGCACCAACGAGTGGCACTGTTACTGGTGTGACCCTTGAAACCCACAGTTGAACAGGGGCGTAATTCCGAATTACATTCTCCAACACCTCCCCCTCAAACGGCAATGGTGTGCCTATTTGCATGGTTTCGTGACCTTCGGCGCTGTACACCACCACCATGCATTTGGCAGCAGCGTCAACTTCAACAATCTTATATGTGTAATCAATGTTCATAATTATTTCCTTTTAACCTAGTGAACCGTATCTTGTGCCTGTTGCAATCCATGTAACGTTAGCCTGACCTGATGTAGCTGCTCCGCCAGTGCCGCCACTGCCACCACCCCACCCACCGCCACTACCGCTACCTGATGCACCACCAGCCCCGTTTGAACCCCATCCACCACCGCCACCGCCATTCCCCGGATACGGCCCCCATTCACCGGGTTCGCCACCGCCATTGGCGCCACCAGCCCCGGCTCCGTTTATAGTCCCGCCACCGGCAGAATTGGTTAGGCTTGATCGGCCACCGCCTCCAGAACCGCCCCCTGATACATATCCAGAGTTACTATTCCTTCCGCCACCACCGCCCCCACCACCACCGCCACCGCCAGTTATCGTCCCGCTGTTTGTAATACTCACAGTAGATGACACCAGCAAAGCAAGACCACCAGCGCCACCAGCGCCACCAGCACTTGCGCCACCACCGCCACCGCCACCACCGCCCATACCAACTACCGTGCCGTTATTTACAAACGTGACTCCATTAGGGTAAGAGCCGTTAATAGTTAGCGCAGGCGTTCCGGTAGAGTTGCTGGTGAAATAGATGCCTGAGTTTAGGGTGCAGGTAAGGGCTGATGTCCCGTTCCAACCCGCCGCAACAGCCAAGGTTCGTAAGTTTGCGTTGGTGACATTTGAAGCAACAGCAAAACCAAATGCGTTTGCCTTACCATGCCCATTACTCATTGAGATCCCACCACTACCAACACCAAACAATGTTCGGATGTTGGCTTGGTTTAAGCTGATTGTTGTTGTGCCAGACAACCCAAGCTCAACGTTTACTGCGTTAAGTGATATAGCACCAGATGCTGGTAGCGCCATTACACGCTCCCATAAGCAGTTACGTTATCTGTGGCAACAATAGCTCCAGACACGCCAACTGATCCCGTAAACGTATCCCCTGCTTTATTAGCCGGTGTGTACCCTATGTTCGACACGGTAGACCCCGCTGCTAACTTACCGGCTGTGATAGATCCGTTAGACACCTTTGCTTCTGTAATAGATCCATCAGCTACCTTACTGGCTGTAATAGAGCCATCAGCTAACTTCGCTTCTGTAATAGATCCATCAGCAGGAACAGCATTTGATAATGCTCCGACAGGGATTGCGTAGTTCCCTGTGACTATATCTGCAAGGTTTCTTGCGTTACTCATTAGATTCCTCCAGCTTCTTGCATTGCAGCTTGTTCAGCAGCTTCTTCAGCCGCCTTTGCCGCATTCCACACATCGATAGCCCACTGGTATGGAGCAATGGATGTGATGATTTGGTTTTGCGGCTTTACCATTTGTCCGTTTTCAAATTTCGATTTGTACTCAACTTCACCATACTCACCATTCCATTGAACGGCATGAATAGTTGGGTCAAGTTGTGACATATCTAGATCGTCATAATTTAAAGAATCAATACCAATGCGGGTATCGTCTGCAATAATTACAAGCCTCATTTCTGTACCTCAATAAAGTTTGTTGTAGGAGAAACGTGTTGGATCGTTGCCCGTAAAACCTGCTGGCTTACGTCATTGGATTTCACCATTTCGTTCCTAAAGGATTCGATAGCAGCACCAGTCTGGCGTTGCTGTTGACTGTTCTCAATCATTAGAACTGGCATCCAAGCAATTGAACAACCGTAATCATCAATTTCCTCGCCAGTGTTTGGGTTGTTACCACGGACTTTCATAAACCATGCACACTCAAGTTGGCGGCATGGCTTAAACCCATCCAGTGGGCAGTTGGCTTTTGCTTCTAGTTTCATTAGTCTTTGACCGCAATGATTGCGTCAACGTAAGCCACATCAATCGCAGCACTTGCGGAGGACAATGAACCAGAACCTGAGCCTGACCAACTGTGGTCGTGGGAACCGTTGCTACCAGCAGCGGCTGTGCCGTAGTTGTGTACGTCTGTTTCCGAATAGTTTCCTTGCGCCACACCGCCAGCACCACCACCCGACCTTCTACCGCTTATTGAGTGGGCATGGCTTGCCAACTGAGCCGTGGACAGCGTGGTCGCACCAACAGAGCCGCTTAAACTGACGCTAACCGACCCTGAAACCGCTGGTGTTCCAAAGGCTGTCGTAAACGCAGCAGAACCACCTGAACCAACAGTGCCTGAAACCAGACGCAGTGCCTTGTTGTCATGGGCTGTTGATTTCGTCCAGCCAGTAGGCGCTGCTGTCTGAACAAACAACATTACCGTTCCGCTTGCAAACGCAGCTGGAACAATAATCGTGATGTCTGTTGAGCCGAGAAGCGACTCGCCGTTCAGAGTCTTAATGTTTGTTCCAGAAGTTAAAACATCTTGCTTTGACGAAATGAAAGAATCGGTTTGAGCCTTGCTATAAGTACCAGCAACTGCTGTATCTGTATAGCTATTTGCACCAGCAATTAAAGCATCCGCTTGAGCCTTGCTATATGTATCTGCAATTAAGAAGTTACCAAATGCATCTACAACTAACTCATCCCCAGCATTAGCTGCCAAGGCAAGCGTAATGTTCACACCATCGGTAGCTGTGTAGTCATCATCAGGGCGTAAACGAACACCGTTCATGGTGAGCATGATTGCAGGTGCTGTGTAGCTTAAAGTTTGACCACCAGCATCAGCTCCTGTGAAGACCGTCTGACTAGCAGTTGCTACGAACTCATAGGTAGCTAAGGTTGCTACAGAAGCGCTTGAAGCTGCAATCCATCCGGATGCTGTGTAAACCTTCATCACACCATCGGTAGTGTTGTAGTACAACGCGCCAACGATCAGAGCATTACCATCGTTGTCAACAGCTACATCAGAAGCCTTTGCGCCAAGGTATCGGTCATCAAAGTTATCTAACAGAGCTGCGGCAGAAGATGCGCTAGAGGCTGCTGAGACTGCGCTGGCTGCTGCGCCTGATGCTTGGTTAGGAGCATCAAGGATTGCTGCGATGTTTGAGGCAACTGTGGTTACATCAGCGTTGTTACCTGCAACAGTGTTGATGTTTGTAGCGTTAGCCACAACAGCGTTAATGTTGGCAGTGTTAGCTACTGCTGAATTGATGTTGCCTGTATTACCAGAGACAGTATTGATGTTGGCAGCGTTAGCTACAACAGCGTTAATGTTTGTGGCGTTGGTAACAGCAGCGTTGATGTTTGCAGTGTTGTCTGCGGCTGTGGTTATGTTCGTCGTATTACCGGCGACAGTATTCACGTTGGCAGCGTTGTTTGCCACAGCTGTGACATTGGCGTTGTTAGTAGCTACGGTCGTAACGTTCCCAGAGATCCCAGCAACTGTTGACACTGCGCTATTGATACCTGCGACTGTTGTCACATTGGCATCGTTGTTAGCGACTGTGGTTACCTTAGTATCTATCGCTCCAACTTTGCTTACGTTGGCGTTGTTGCCAGCAACAGTGTTCACGCTTGTGATATTAGCGGCAACCGTATTGACGTTAATGATTGCAGCGCCAACAGTGTTAACGTTTGCGATGGATCCTGCGGCAGTGTTAACTGATGCAATAGAACCAGCAACTGTGGTGACGTTTGCGTCGTTGTTAGCTACGGTCGTAACCTTAGCGTCTACTGCGGCTACCTTGCTTACGTTGATGTTGTTCAACGCAACCGTGTTGACGTTTGTAATGCTACCGGCGACAACACCTACGTTACTGATAGCAGCGCCGACGATGTTAACGTTCCCGATACTACCGGCAACTGTGGATACAAATGGGTATAGGTTATCTATAGTCCCCTTGTTCACAGCGTCCCCAGCGTCCACTGGGTTGCCTACGTTCTTAATTACAAACGAAGTTGCATCCCACTTACCTGTAGCTGTGTCAAACCCTAAGGATTGATCAGCGCGGTCGTAGGTTTCCTGAGCCACATACGTTGAGAAGATCGCTAGTGTGTCGAGGTCAGCTTCACGCAGGATAGAACCATCAGAGAAGTCCACAGGTACGGATACCTTAGGTGTCTGACGGGCTATGGTTATTCGAGCGCCTGAGGCTGCTGCGGTGTCTAGGGTGATTGTGTTTGTGTTGTCGAAAACAAAAGTTACAGCATCGACACCAACGGTTACAACAATGTGATCCTGAGATACATACGGAAAGGGAAAGCTGTAGGTGCGCGAACTGCCATCACCTACGAACTGGACAATACTAAATGCCACTATGGATACTCCAAAAAGAAACCCGGCTTTCACCGGGCTTTAAATTAATCAGGAATTTGCTTATCGCTAGTTGGGAAGGTTCCCGCGATACCGTTAAGAATTGTTGAGAATGGAGGCACACTGCTTAGAGGTACTACCGTCCTGCCCCATGTTCGGATGTCACGGCTCGTTGTTTGATATTCATCAGACGCTGAGTTACGCACGATCTTCTGCATGGAGATCAGAGAGTTGATTGCTGACAGAGTTGGGTTGGATGCAATCGATGACAAGTCCGACGTAGTACGCATGCCAGAGAACAGAGGCTGTCCTAACATGGTTCCTATGGTGGTGTCATACGCCGTTGGCAACAGTGATGCTTGGCTGATACGACCGAAGCCGTTCGACATAACTTGCCCAAACGTCATACGCTCCTCCATGAACTTGCGTCGATCATCGTCGCTCATGCCAAGCGCACTTAGCTGACTACGTCCCATGTACGCTAAGGATCCGAAGAACCCGCCGTACATCACGGTCATAAAGGTAGACATGTCCGCATGGTGTATGCCGTACATCAATGACTTGTTCCAAGCTTGCATCGTGAAGTTCTGGAATTGGAATACTGTCTGACCCAACGAGCTACCCATGATGGGGATCATTGATGCCAGATCGTTTTCCTGAACTACACGACGTGATTCCCGCTGCACTGCCAATATAAAATCAGCGTGTGTCTTTGGGTCATCCAATTGCCACTTGTCAAAGTCAACAGACTTGGTAGTTGAGAACTCACCTTTGACATCCTTTGAGTAGCGAACGATAGCTTCCTTCATGGTAGTGAAGTCCATCTCGTCCAACCCCATCATTGCCAAACGATCCTTGGTTAGGAAAGTGTTCTCCTTACCGTGCGCTAGTCCAACGAAGTGATTTGTCAAAGCTGTTGCATGTGTACGCTTCTGCTGCACCATTGCTCCAGTCATGCCTGTTTTATTCAGCACACCGGACGCGAGGTTGCCTAGCTTGGTATCTAAGCTATCAAGCCGTTGGTTCATCTTTGTGTCACCAAACTTGCGAACCCATGTGTCACCTTCAGCAAAGTTCATCCTGTGGACAAAGTCTGCACCGGCTCCACCCATGGTGTTCTCAAGGTGCTCTAGTAAGTCAGTAGGAGCCTTGCCTGTAACCATGTCACGGCGAAGCTTACTCAGACCTGGGGTTGCCTCAAGGGTCGCACGGAGACCAAGGGTTCCGACGATCTGTGATGCTTCTACTAACTGGTTGAACACCGCACCGCCCATAAGACGTGCCACGTTAAACTTGCGCCACATCTCCATACTCTTCTTAAACTTAGTCACTTCTTCCTGAGGTACGCCCATGACTCGTTCAAAGGCAAACTTCAAAGCTTCTGTGTTCTTAGCCTGAGAACCCTCAGTCATCACGCCCTCCCCGATCTCTACGCGGGTAGCTGATGCAATGACTGCGTCAACCTCTGTTGACTTGTAGATGTTCAGATGATTCGCAAGAGCTACAGAGCCAGCCATCCGGCGTGAGTAGTTCTTAAAGTTGTCAAGGATTCGCGTATCGAACAGGTCGTTAAACCCGATCTCAAACGAGTTACCTTCTTTATCAATCCATGTCTCCTTGTGAAGTTCATCTAAAGAGTTGCGGTGCTTCAGGCTTGAACTGAGTGCGCCGGTATCGCTAGGCTTACTTGGGAACATATCATTGAGAATCTCATCCGCCTCAAACGCATTGATCTCAAGTTTGTCCATTAAGGAAGTCTTGAGACCCTCACGATCCTGACCCTTCAACATGTTGTCTACAAGCTCGTTAGCGCGATTACGGCGGCCTTCCCATGTAGTCCTCACATACCACTTAGCAAACCTCGCAGAGCGCTCCTCAGTGGCTCCTGAGACCTTCCTAAAGCTGTTGGCAAACCAACTCTCTAAAGAATCATTTCCGAACTTAGATGCCAGTTCATCCCACTTCTGCATATCACCCATGCGAGGCATATAGCGGTCGTTCTTTGCAAGCAGTGGAGTCATCATCTTTTCACCAGTCTCAGGGTCGATGTACTCACGCTGGGTAAGACCATTTTTGGTTTCACCTGTGTGTAGACCGGGGTTGTTGATGTGGTCAACCACACCGCCCTGTACCCTTTGATACTGCTGACCGGATTTGATTACTGATGGGTGGTAGTCACCATCAACGCCAAGCACATAGTTTTGTATCTGCTCTTGGAAAGCATCCCAAGCTTTAGACTCTTGATGCCATTTGTAACCACCGGCTGCTTGGAACTCCTTGAACCGAACGTCCATACCTTTGAACATCTGTGTGTCCCAAGACATGTTCATTTGGATCGTGCTGTCCCAAGCATTGCGCTTGACAACGCCGTGACCTTTGTATCCCACGGTTGTCCCGAAGAGCCTTGATGCAAGGTTCTTAACTTTCTGAGATGCGCCTTTACCACTGAGGGTGTTCTCTAATGCCAGACCCCAGCCGTACACATCGCCTACGTCTTCACGCGAGGCAACTTGAGCGGTGATTTGATCTGCATACTCGTTGGCTGGACTCAGGTTGATACCTCTTGTTGATCCATCCTTACGGGCAAGTGATACATCCAACCTGCTATCCATCATCTGACCTAGGAGGTCATAGGACTTTAATAGCGCGTTAGTCTCCTTTGCGCCCATGCCAAACATCTTGCGAACAATGTCAACGATCTTGTGTACGAGGTTCTTGTCAGCAACCTTGATGCCCTTTAGCAAGTCAAGAAACTCTACTTCTCTAGAACCTTTGGAACCTGAGAAAAGGCCAGCAGTGAATTCATAAATGTTAGTTAGGTAGTAGTTCCCGTTGTCACCTGTACCACTACGACCGTACTTCTTTTTATATTCCTTTAAAGCCAGCTTGTACAAATCCTTCAACTCTGCGGTTTGCTTTCCTAATGTGGTTCCGACGTTCTCCATACCGTAGTCAAGCTTGTGAACAGTTGCGGAATGCAGCATCTCGTGAACAATAGTTGGATAATCCTTTTTCCCACTGTCAGGCATGAAGACACGGTGCGAAGCGCGGGTGTAGTAGCCAGCCCAATTTCTATTGGCATGCTTGTTCCACTCCGTAGAAGGCAACCATGACACAGGAAGATCTTCTGGGATTGAGTCGTGTAAGAATTGACCAAGCTGCTTAATATGGGGGTCGGTGCTGTTATTCACCGCCTCAAGAAGAACCGCTTTAGCTGAAGTCGTGTCAGGATACCTAAGCGTTTCGGAAAACTCTTTCCTTGATTTCGTATTGAAGTCTTTATGTAAACGCTCAAGGTCTTGCTTAGTGTTTATTCCTAAGCTTTTCCAAGTTTGAGCATTTAATTTATTACCTGTATAAAGGGTTGCCGAAATTGAACCATCAGGTGCAAAGACGAAATTTCTTAGTAACGACGGGAGGTCTGTAAAACTTCCACCAGCGAACAAGTCATAAACTACACGCTCACCAGCACCTGTTGTTGAAGCGTCGTTGTCAAACCAAGATGCATAAGATTTTGACTCGTACTCATCTTTTAAACCGCGTATAAACAGCGGTGGTACTTCAACCTTGTCTACGTTAGAAAAGTTCGTATTGATGTACAGCGCTGTGTCACGCTCTAGATCATTAGCAAACTTAGCACTCCAGACAGATAGGTCTGCGTCAACCTTTGCTTTGAACGCCTTACCTGAATCAGTAAGCATGTCCTCGAACCCTGCGAAGTCCGCCTCTTGCTTACGCAAACGGATGAGATCTTCAAGGGCTGCGGCTTCTACAGATTCAGCTTTTCTTGCAGCGGCAAGATCGTCATAGTCAACCAGTTTTCCCGCCTTCTTACTCAGGAGTCCTAAGGGGGTTGCGATGTACAGACCCATCAGTGCTGCGTACTTTATATCCTCAGGTAACCCTATGGTCTTCGTGTTGTTTGTGACCGCTTCAAAAGCAGTGTTGGAAGCCGCTGCTACTAATCCCATCTCAATAGCCCTAGCAACACGGGATGCCTTTGCAAGGAACAAAGGCGCACCAAGTGCTGGAACCGCAATCGATATTGCCATATCGACATCAACCATCGACCCGCCCATCACACCTGCCATACCCGGAACCCCGTAGGCTGCTGCATCGCCGGTTTTCTTTAGAAGATCACGAACCCGGTTAGACCTAAGGGTAAGCTCTTCGGAAGAGAACGATGAGTTGGCAATCTTGCTGTGGTATTCCTGAGGGATACCGTCGAAGGCTAATTCATAATCAGCAATCGTTGGCGCGTATTCAGGATCTGCCTTACGGCTGTTGACTATGTTTTCACCTAAGCCGTACCAAGATGTCTGCTGTACACCAGCGGCTACACCTTTACCAAAACCAACAAAACTGTTTCCAATTCCGTCGTACTGTTTCGATGCTTGTGCATCCCCAAGTATTTCACTGCCAGGATTCCCCATCATCGTTGGGGCATCGGAGACTACGGGTTCTACGGGGGTGTTAACGGCGGGGCTGGGCATCGTGGATGCTTGCAGCGGTGTCCCATTAAACCTTGCTAAGTAGCCAGCGGTTTCCTTAAAAGGCTTACCGGCATCTAACGCTTTAACTGCGGGTTTGCCGCCGTTGTAATAAGCAAGTGAGCGGTTTACATCACCGCCGTGCATCTTCAGTACATCAGATAAAAATCTAGCTGCACCATCTGCTGATTGGTTGAAGTCTGTGGGGTCGGTAACCCCATACTGTTTAGCTGTCGCTGGCATGAACTGGAACCAGCCCTTTGCTGACTCACCGGACTTTGTTACAGGCCCGACTGCATCACCTCGGTGACTGGATTCAATACCGGAGATTTTCCACAAGATGCCCTCAGGCAAATTGTTTTGCTTCTCCAGTTCTGATGCCTTCTTACGATACTCATCAAGAGTAGGCATTACTTACCTTTCATGTTTTTAGTTCGCTCTGCGCGGACGTTAGCTAACATCTCATCAAGCGGGAGTTGATCCCAGCCCTTATCCATGATTAGCTGTTTGTTTCTGTCAATGATTGAACTTGTGTATGGGTTTACGTCGGCTCCGTAAAGACGCTCTCGACCGACACCTTGCACAGCCTTTGGCATCTTCCTGATCAGACGCGCTTCTTCCTGAATGACATGCTTATCAAAGGCGTCTGATCGCATCGATGTCTGAGTTGTCTTTAGCGCCCACTCGCCCATCTGTTTATTACCAATACGCACTTCCTTCCCATCACTGCCCTGCATGAAAGTGCTGCCGCCTATATAAACTACATAGCCGCCGGGTGACTTTTCAAGACGGACTTTGTCGGTGTTGTATCCGGCTGTAGTAGCTATTGGAAACACAACCTCTTTGATGTACCTGTCCATCCACTCAGCTGGGGTGCGTGTGTCTTTTACTGTCGATGGGATTTCAGGTAAGTCTTTCTTTAGATACTTGAAGTTCCCAACACGCACAGAGTTCTTCTCTATATGCTCTAACGCCCCCGCTACAGCTTCTTTGGCATTCGCCGATGAACCTGTAACAACGTTGAACATTGCGTAATCCCTGATGACGGACGAGAAGTGAAGCACGTTTGACATGTCATTCGTCCCCTCGAAAAATGGAAGTATTGAAGCCACTTTGTCAAGGAAGTCTGGATCCAATAAATCATCAACAGCTACCTGAACGCTTTTGTTAAAACCTTGGTACTGCGGCGAGGTTATGCCTAGCCCTTTGATACGCGCCATGCCGATAGCAACTTCATCTATGCTGCGTCCCATCTCCAACTGACTTGAAGCAAGTACAAGCCGGTCAAAGCTGTCTGAGTCTCCAACAACCCTTTTTGCGTATGCGTAGTTGTGATCAAGCAATGACTTGAATTGCATTAGTCCTTCAGCCGTACCCTCCCGAACCTTTCCCTGTTCCTTTCCGTTAGTGCCTATAGTCACTTCAGCAAGTCCCACAGACAGCTTTGCTAGAGAGGCTTGTGCCTGTTCATCAACCATCCCGTTGTTATCGAAATGGCTGGCACGGGTTACAGGGTCTACACCTTGCAGCTTTTCCTGTAAGTAACGTTGTGCGGTAGCGTTTTGGTCAGATTCTGAAACGGGTGTTTTAGTACCATCCTTGTTTACAACTTCAAGTTTTGTAATGGTTTTGAACAGTCCGAAATTCCCAGCCTCAATTGCTGCAAATATTTGTGAGTCATTGTTTGCTTGGTTAACTGCGAGTACGTTAGCAAAGGTCTGTGCACTGATTCCCTTTTGTATGGAATCCATAGCCGACTTTTGAGAATTTAGGATCTGTAGCTTTGACGATGCAGGAAGGTATTTTTCAAAACGACCCCAAAGCTCTTCAAAGCGCTTGAGCTTGTTTCCTGTCAGCTGCCCATCTACGGCAGAAAAGGCAAACTCTTTAGACAAATCCACCCAGTTCTTAACTTGCTGCTGGTCAAAGTTTCCACTTGCTTGCGCTGAGAACAATGCTGAGTGTTCTGCACCGACGATGTCGCGCACACGTAGACCATCAGAGGTACGTGTGTCTAACATTGCATCCATTAGATCTTTGTTACCGCCGGGTATCAGTGACCGCATAGCGCCTGTCAGGATCTTCTTTCCCTCCTCTTTGGCGACCACGTTGTTCTTAACCATGGTGTCGTAGACATCGCCAAGAAGTTGCGCTCCTTCAGCTGGGGTTCCTTGGAACTGCTTAGGATCCGAAACATACGCAAGGTACGAGGTCATCGCTGCGTTGCCTTGTAAGGCTGCATCGTTTATGGCTGTCTGGTCATTCGTCGTGCGAACAAACTCACCTAAGGCAGTACGGGATTCGTTGAACGCCTTGTCGTAACCTGCAACAGTAAAGTTATCTTTACCTGCCAAGAACTCATTACGCTGTCCTAAGAAGTAAGCGTCGAAATCCTTAGAGCTATCGAACTTCAGTTCACCTGTGGCAAGCTTAGATTTAAGATCGGATACGGTTTCAGCTAACTGACGACCGCCTTGGATGTTGCGAACCGCAGCGACGAAGACTGGGCTTTCACTGGGTAGCAAAGTCTTATTAGAAATCGCACTATTCAGATCAGCTGTGGAGGTTCCGTTTGCCCACGCAATAGCGTCCTGCTGAACCTTAGCAACTTGGTTTTCACGAAGGGCTGCTAGAGGTGCTTGAGTTGCCCCAAGAGCCGCAGCTAGTTGGTATGACTTATCTGCGCCTGAATTAAAGACCTGCGTTTCCATCTGTGGAGCGTTGCTCCTACGAAGCTGTGCAGGGTTGTTTTGGTATTGAGGTTGTACTCTTGTTGCCATTTTTAATTAACCTAATTTATATAACACCCGGCCCGAAGAAGTCCTTTGTGTGACCAAAGATTCCTTGACCCGTATCTTGCTGAAGTCCCGCATCAGCCGCAGCAATGCTGAGTGCAGCACTGAAGTAGTCAGGGCGTTTAACAGTCGGAAGACGGGCGATAGTGTTAGCTTCAGTAATGAAGATGTTCTGGTACTGGGCATCTATTGACCCGCTCTCTCGGACAAAGTTAGTCATTGAGGTAACGATGTCTGAAGAACCTTGAGCGCCAAGCTCTCTCAGTTGAGCTAAAGCAGATCCGCCCATAGCCACACCAGATTCGCCAGCGGCGACGACTCCGGTTGATATAGCCTTATTAGCGGCAGCGTTAGCACTGTTGGCTGCATCGGATGCATCCACATAACTTTCTTTGCGCTGAATGTTTGATAAAGCAATGTCGTTTCTTGTCTTACCTTGGGCAGCAGATGTTGCTGCTGCGTTGGAAGCCGACTGAGCGTCAGCCCCCTTCTTTTCTGCATCTAACTTAAATAGAGCCGCAGCAATCTGTAGCTCGACTAATCCACACATAATTTATTTCCTTGAAGTGAACTGGAGGAACTCTTCCCCGTTGAGGGTGAGCTTCTCTCCTGTAAAACTAAACCCTAGCCACTTGATCCAGCGGATGTGGGTCTTGTTTCCAGACCACACATAGTTCATTAGTAATGGGTACTTATCGGACAACTCAGCTTTGACAGCGGTTGCCCACGTTAATGTTTCTCTTCTGACTTTTGACATCGAAGGCGTTCCCATCATCCAAGGTACAGCGACCCCCACTCCGGGACAAACACCATAGACACAGACAAGCTCGTCACCTAGGAATGCTGAGTAGCAAACCTCGGATAACTCGAATGACTGTAGGAGTCCACTCAGCGGATCAGCTCCGTAGTGGTGCATCTCCAGACGATCAGCCTCGCGCAGGTTTGCCGCTAGGTATCTGATGTCTTCTATGGTTGCTTGTTGTAGGGGTTTAAGATGGACGGCTGCGTCGGGCATAGAAGCCTTCCCACTCAGCGTTAAGCAGCGCGACAGGCTTTGGGTTGTCCGAAGATACTTCGATGGTTACGTTCTCACTGCGACCCAGAATTGGGAAGCGGAACTTGCCAGTCTTGATGGCGGTTTGTCCTAGTGTTGCGGAAGCATCACCAAGCGTTG